CCACACTTACCAGTCGTGTCACAACAGATATAACCTGTATTGAAAATTTGTTTTTCTCTAAATTGATTAAATACAAATGGTGTTCCACCAACCATTGTACAACACTCTTGAGAAGCATAATTAGTTGTGTTCGATATTGGGTTACCATTATTGTCTTCATATATTGATCCATCAAGATTATATTGATAATAATTGAATACATATAACCCCTCATTTGTATCATCAACTGGTGGTATTACCATAGTACCAAGACATGATGGTGGTATAGGGTCTTTTATATCAATACACAAGCTCAAAACATTATCTGGCGTGTCTACTTCACAACCACAATCATTAAATACTGCTGATGGGTTTGGATCAATCTCAATTGAAGGAATGAAGACGATACAATCGTTTACACTACTACCGTTATCATTAACTAAATCAACTGTTGTAATGGTTGTTGCTGTTGATACACCCTCATCGAATGATCCTAAGTCATAATTAGTATATAGATTATCAGTATTTGTTGTTGTTGTTTCTGAACTTATTGTTACCGCAGAAAAATTTGGAATCAATTGTCTGAATTGATTGATATAGGCGAAACCACCATCGTATGGGCCTAAGTGTGGGTTATTACCAGTTAGGATATCAATAGTTGATCCACTACCCCCTGTTTCTCTATACCATAAACCATTGCTTTGGAAATACATGCTAGGTGTATCAGGTAATGGTCTTGGATATCCATCAGAATCAATAGGATAAAGCGAAAGATCAGTGTTCAAGCCGTTTAATTCTAATAACGATACAAATAAATCAATATCTATTGGAGCTTCAGCTTTGTAAATATATTCATTGAACTTGATTAATCCTTGTGGTGCACCAATAAATCTTAATAAGAACTCAATGGATTTCCTAGCACCTTTTGATTTCCATAACCAAGGTGTATTCAATATTATTCGTCTCCATAACTCTGTATCTGCTTCTATCGCAGTTAATCCAACAGATTGACCAGAATATGTTGATTGGCTGGTTGTAACATAATTAGCAAGCAAATCATTTTCCAAAACGGAAGATACCAATTCCCAACCTAATACTCTTGCTAGGTTTTTTAGATATACATCTGGTATATTGTCTTGTTTATCGTAAGTTACAACATTTGCAAAAGCAATACCACTAATAAAATTATTTATCTCATCAAACGAAACACCATATAATTGAAGCGTTTTGTTCATTTTTTGTCCAGATGTATCTTGATCTAAATCAGATAAATGAACAGGTGTTGTGTCAAATGCCGTTATTGATTCTGAAACCAAGAATCTATTCATCAAATTACTTTGAATCAAATCATTATCAGTTGCTATGTTTAATAATTTAGTCGCATAACTTAAATAAGCTGTTGTATCGAAATCAATATTATATCCATCAGAAACTGGCCAAGTAAGTGTATCTGTAACATAAAGAATTATTCCATTATCAGTTTTTATTGGATATTTAAATGAAGCAGTGTAAAGTGGTGTTATATTTCTACTCAACAAATAGAATTCAAAATCTGGTAAAGAATTAAAGAATAGTTCTTCTTGTATTTTCTCTGGCTTAATATGATAATTTACTTTTGCTGATGTTGTAAGTCCAGAAAAAGGATTTCCTTGAACTTTAAAATAAATAAAGTCATTTGTTGTATATGTAGCACCAGTAAAACCAATTACTGGATATTCAATTCCGTTATAAGATACAACATATGATTGGAAATTTACAGTAACATTTCTTAAATCATTAGTTGCGTTATATGTGTTTATTATAGAACCATTCTTTAATATGTTTAAACCAAATTTATTGTTAATGAAGGTTGTATCAATTCTAAAACTTGATATCTCCGATAATGGATCATAAGTATAGTTTTCAAATGTATATCCATTTAAAATCTGACCAGTCGCTGTTTGTGAAAGAGGTAGCATGTATAATGATGCTGGCCACTTTGTGATAATATCTTCTAACGAAACTCTAATGAATTCACTTAGTGAACCAAATAAAGCATAATAATTAATATTAGTTTTATCTAGATTTAGAATTACACTTGCATTATCAGATAATAGTGTTTGTGTTTGTGATAAAGATAAATCAATATCTGATAATGAAACAAAATTTGAAAACTTGTTAGTAATGAAAGTTTTGTCACTCTTAGGTTCAAGATTTGTGGTAATAGCAAAATTCCCCATTGTAAACAATGGAGTACCGCCATTACTAGCAAGTTGTAATCCAACCAAATCTGGAGTAAAATTTCTATATTCTATTCCATCAGTGTAGACAACCTTTTGTGCATAACCAGCTACTTTAATTTTATTATTGTTCATCCCCTAAATTTAAAAAGTAGTTATATTTGTAAATGTTTTATTAAAATCAATACTAGCTCTTTCTTCTCTAACTTCAAATAATGGTTTACCACTAAATCTATCTTTAATCTCAAATAGATCATATTGTTTATAGATATCATTATTAAAGTTGTAAATGGTATAAATTCCATCTTCAAGTGATTTTGTTTGATTACCATATAATGCAATTGCAAGTGTTTCAATATCATGTTGAACCATTTCCACTTCAAGCATGATTGGATTAAAGAATGTATTGGTTATAATAACTTGTTGGTTAGGTTGACCAATAAACGGTAAAGCATTAGGTTTTACACTAGATGCAGATGATGGTGATAGAGTACAAAATGTAAGAGTTGAGTTATCATTAAAACGATAACGAATTGCTTTTTGATTTGTATTCGTTAAGTTTTGATTCACTGGTTCAGCTCTATTGTTAGATGTTATTATTCTGAAAAAGTTATTGATCTTAGCATCAGATGCCATTGTATTTGTATTCAAATATTCAATTCTGTAACCGACTAATCCATTATTTTCAAATCTAGTTAGAAAATTTTGAGGAACACTAGCTAAATCAAATAACACTCCACTTGTGTCTGGAAACGCAGATAAAACACCAATATCTACAATCTTTGTTCTTATTTCAATTGGTTTAATTATTATTGTGTAGATACCTTTAGTTCCAAATGTTGCTACTGGTAATTTTAAAGTATACATACCACCAAAAATTTCAAAACCTGTTACATTAGATTGAACCTTGTTTGGGTTATCAACTTTAATTAATACTTCGTTAGGGTTTAATTTTATTAAACCACTATTACCAACCTTATCTCTTGATGGTGTAAAATGATAAAAAATTTCCACATCACTTGGTGATATATCTGCTGGGCGTACAACCCCATAAGTTCCTGTTGAAAAATACATATTTCTTCGTTTTTGTTAATATAACTCTGTTTTTGTCAAAGTATATTTTATTAAGGTATTATTCATAATCTACTGTCTATAAATACTTGCAATTATCATAATGTATACTATACTCTATTAAAACACATTAAATGATTTATTGTCTAGTTAGATTATAAAAACCATTTCCATATCTAATTAGCTGGCCTAAATCTTTTATTTCCGATAATTTTAAATGTATTTCCATCACACTAGTTATACCCCTATCAATGAAAACATCACTTTGCACTTCTGGTGGTGAAATTATCCCAAATAAATACTTCTCTTTTGTCAAGGCCGAAAGCGAGATATTGGTTTCATTAAAACCTTCACCAATATACCTAAAGCTAGTGCTAGGTATACGTCTAAATAGCCCATCAGTATTGATTAGCCTAGTACTACCTGTATAGTCATGGTACTGTATACCGTATATCTGGTTAGTAGTACCCATAAATGTATCATCTAGGGTGTCAATAACATATGTTTTAGGTTCCCCCATAGATATAACCCTACTAATACCACTAATTGTTAGTCCTTGATAGTTAATGTATACCATTTTATCAGTATCAAAACCTATTCTGAACGGATTTGATGTATCATATGATCTTACCTCCTCAATTTTAGTGTCTGTGTACCCAGTTATAGGTAGATTTATGTAATTATAGTAACTAGACTCACTAATTCCAGTCATTCTTAACGAAATATTGTCAGTAGTAGTCAATCCAGTCATTGCTAATGGTGTTCCACCACTCATGAATGGGAATGTATAGCCACTTAGGCTTAATTTATCACTCAATATTTGGTAATCAGGTGCAACATATGTCGAATTAGAGGTTGCTGAGTAGTCAATATCGGTGAACAGCCCCATATCATCTATGTTTTGTGTGATAAAAACATTAATGTAGAACGTGTCAGCCGTAATAGCACCCCAAGTTGGGCTGTTATACGATCTATCAGTACTATCTTCAAGTAAAATTTTACGTTTGACTACTTCCATTACAATGCTTTTATTTGATATAGGTTAATTGTTACTGTGTTTGATGAATAAGAAACGTTATTTGGACCCACTGAAGAGTCTCCATGATATGTATCGTCAATTTCATAGTAAAAACCAGTAGTTGTTCTGTATATTTTAAACCTAGTATATAACTCATGTACTAGATTATCGATTGATAATGCGGAATTTTGCACCATTAAGTTAGTAGCCCTACCAGTCTTAGCGTTTTTAAATGAACCTCTCATATATAGGTATTTAAAATCACCCATCTTTAGCTCATCTTTATAGTTATACAAATGATAACCCTCACCTGAATTGGTTTGGTTTAGCATTGGGTTCTCTAAGATATATGTCAATGGGATTTGATTGGCTGGCTTTGGCTGGCCCGGCATACCTATTGTACTACCAATAGGATTTAAATCCGTAGACCTTATCTCTGGGAATAACGTCACAAATGTAATTAGCGTTTGAGTTAGGGGATTATCAGTGTCATAAAAAGATAAGTTAAGAAAACTCTGTTTAAAATTCTCTCTACTATACTTGATATCATCATCCGTGAAACCTATAGCCCCATAAGTTGTTGCTCCACTCAAATCAAGTGTATAAATTATCCTATGTAGATTAGCACCAGTCAAATCAAGCGGTAAAAATCTTACCTTTTCATAATCAATGATTGGGTTTATTGATTTTTCCACTTCAACATCTACGAATACTCGATCAATTAATTCTGATTGATCAACCATTTGAAATTCCATTGTAATAGGAATATTAATAGTTGTCGCTGTCGTTCCACTAGCAATGGTTTCTACATTTATGTTGTATCTATTAACAAACATCGTCAGTTGTATTAGTTGTGAAATTATCTGTCATTCGATCACCTACTGGATCGGCTGGAAATATTGCATAGAATAAACCCCAATTATCAAAAGGGTCTTGTCGTCTAACTGAAAAACAATAATTATCATACATATAATGACATCCGTTTAAAAATGGATAATCTAGTACAGACCCATTTCCTTGATTGAAGCCTATATCTAAAATATCTCTCCATAAATACCTTCCATCACCTAAATCAATTGCATAACTTGGTAGTCCATCTGTTAAACTATCACCTTGTTCAACATAATTTGAAAACTCTCTAATTTGAATCAGATGGTGCGCCTTGTACATATAACCTTCTTGACGTGGCCCTAAATCAATAGTTATTGTAGTTGGTGATGAGCCTAATGTGCTAACATACGATAATTGTGATGCTGTCTCTCTACTAAGTGTATTAAATCTATGAGAAACATCAGCTAAAATTATTTCTTTAACCTCATTGATATTATACTCCACCAAATCACCATAAAAATCATTATTATTTTGTATGTTGTTATTGTTATCAATACTAACACTAGTTTCAAGAGGAATGTGTGATGGTACTGGCAATAACCCACCATTATGAATTTTATTGATCGCTGGAATGTTTTGTAAATAAGAATTAGTTGAGCTCGTGTTTAAGAAAGGAATGAATGGTGTTTCAATACCTGAAGACACATTACCAAATAATTTATTACTATCTGTTTTTATTATAGTCAAATACAACTCACTTAATGGTCTTCCTAGATTATCTAGTAAATCCGTAACATCAATATCTTCATTAAAGACAAATTGTGAAATTTCATCATCATAGATGTTTCTGCTGAAGGCTAAACTGTATGCTTCATAATCATCTGTTTCAATTACTGAAGCATCTCTTGTTTTTATCTTTCTGAATTTCCTAAAATAATATTCTGATTCAACACCACCAAACATTCGTTTAATTCTTGAGTTTCCTGATGTCGTACCAGTAGGTGGAACATCAATTACAAAATAATATGGTTTCAAATCACCATCATCCAACCCAGTTCTTATGACAACATGTTCACCATCATATCCTGTTGTACCAGTTATTTTTACAATATCACCAATGGATAAGTTGTGGAAGCATGGCATTCCAAAAGCTGTCATACTTCTAGTTGCAACAATTGCTGGTGTTGACTCGACTATTAATAAACCGTTAGCAACCATATAATGTGTTGTATCACTTTCAGCTGGATAAGTAATAGTCAATTCCCAATTTTTAACTGGTATTGTTTGAGATGAATGAAATGGATTTACATCTGGGAAAAAAGAAAAACGTTCTCTTTTAGGTTCCATGTCATAGTAATTACAAAGACTTGGTTTTGTAATGTCTGGTTCATAATACCCAAACCAACCATTTCTTTCCTTTAAATACTTATCTATAGCTTGTGAATAAACAAGGTCAGTAGAATCAGCAACATCTTGATCTTTTGGATATGATGTGTCCAAAAACCTATAATTTAAATTTGATGGATCACGATAATTAAATCCTGCCCAAGTGTATAAATCTCCATATAGGGAATCACTAAGATTAAATAACGCATTTGACACAGTTGGGTTTATCGTCCCTAGAATTCTATAAAATTTAGAACGTTGACGCTCGACATTAAATCTATCCCCAGCATTAACTATTTCATTTATATTATCTGATGGTAATAATCTTTCCTTACTATCTAAATTAATCTTTAAATAGGTATCTGCGTTTACAGATTTTTTCGAATTCTCTACAATGAGTTTTTGTTTGATTCTATCTGTATTCATATTATCCGCTTATTGTTACTGTACATCCAACACTATCTGTTATTGTTGTTGTTATTGGTGTTGAGCTAACGTAGTTAGTCATAATTGTGTATGGTGTTGATGTATATGGAGCAAAACCACCTGTTGGAGGTTGAACATGCTTATTGTAGTTAGGACCAGCACCAATGATTGTAGATGATATTGTACTATTCAATGTTGCACTTGGTATTACATTCGTAAAGGTTATATTTGCAACACATCCTTTACTGTCTGTAACCGTCATAACGATATTTTGAGCACCAGTACCAATAGGTGTTGTTGTTATTAAGTTAACTGTAGATGTTGATGCTGGAGAAACAGAAACGTTTGGTTTTTGAACGTTATTTACTCTATAACTTACAACATATGGAGCACGTAATACATGACTTAATTTAAATCCGATCTTTAATACGCTTGGTGAACATTGTTTGATGTTAGTAGGCGCATCTGGCGTTATTGTTAATGTTACAGGTGGTAATATCATTGCAGTTTTTAAATATGTTACAATATTACTGTAACACGTTGCTGCTGCATTTCTGAATCTAACTGTAACCTTAGTAGTAACTAAGTTTTGTGGTACATTTATCGTTAATGGTGTGTTTTGGTTTGTATATGTAAATGTGACTGGGTTCCAAGCACCAACACCATCTATTTGATACTCTGCATAAACAGTTGCCCCTACACTTAAGCTGTAGTTAGCAATATTGAATGATATCATATATTGTGTTGGACTACATTGTTTAGCTATTTGAGCAGCTGTTGGTGTTAGAATGGTTAATTGAGGGTTAAGTTGCGTTAACACGGTTGTGATTGTAGCCGTTGTTCCTAAGATATCAACAACTGTTGTGGTGTATGTTCCAGCAAACAATCCAGCCATACTTAACGCTGAGCTAGTATATCCAGCTGGGCCTGTTGTTGATATAGTATATGGACCACTACCTCCATTAATATTAAGAACGATAGAACCATTGTTACCACCATAACACGTAACATTTGTTGATGTTGAAGAGAGATTTATACTAGTTGGACCATTAACCGTTAAACCACTACTAATACATTGCTCAATTGGTGACGAACTATCTGATATTATCACTCTATAACCGTTAATGTTATCAACTGCTAAACCAGTTTGTACAAATGGTGTTAATAATGGTGCTGGTCCACCAACTGTTACACCAGCAAATGTTTTCACTTCATATGTGTATGGTGGAATTCCACCACCTACAGATGATATTGTTATTTCACCATCATTAGAATTGGCTGTTGATGAATTTCTAGTAACAGCAACTGAGCAATACAATGGGGTTGGTCCACTAACCACTACTGTTTGATTGACAGGGTTAGCTAACGAATCAAGACCACTTATTAGATAAGTTCCTTCATCTAAACCAGTAACTAATACAGGACCAGAACTTGTTGACCCTGTGACAAAGTAACCGTTTGGACCTGTTATAGAGTAAGTGTAAGGTCCTACACCACCAACAAACGTAAATATAATCGTTCCATTAAACCCTGTTGATGGGGTTGATGACGTTTCAATTAACATGTCAGTTTTTATAACCGTTTTACATTCAGTAAAGAATCTTTGGTTCATTTTATCCAATGCAGTTTTTCCCGGCAAGATTCCGAAATAGAAATAATATGAATGTTTAGGTTGTGCATAAGATGAATCATTTATATAACCCCTAAAATTAACGTAGTCATTTCCATTGTTTGCTGTACTTGCAAAGTTATAATATGTACCTATGTTTCCTAAGTTAAAATTAGTTGTATAACCATTTGATGGGATAGAAAGACTGTTCACAGTTGTTGTACCACTATTTAAACCTGTGAATACGTCTCTAAACCATTTACCTTGATCGTCGTCTATATCGTTTACTCCGATAACACAATCAGCTGGTGTTAATATATTACCAGTTAGTGGGTCTTCCACTGCTTGATCAATATCAACACCAAATTCACAAATGTGACGTATGTTTAAACATTGTCTAATATCGGAATGTAAACCAGCACAATTAACCTCAAAGAATTCACCTGTTGTATTACCACCAATTCCAACCATACCACATGTTTCCATTGTTATGTTATCATCAGCTAATTCTTGTATATCTGGAGGTGTTTTATATGTTGTTGGAATTAGTTGTTTTTGCAACTTTGGAATTCCTTGCCAATCACAATCAAACACTGAACCTAAACAGATAAGATCAGTAGCGAATAACTTGTATGCTAAATTATGTGTTGTTGCTGCATAATAAAAATTATCATCAACTTTTTTAATCAAACCTTCACGTATTATTGTACTATCGTGATGTTCATGTTGGCAATCGTTTCCTCCACCATTAAAACATGTGTCTAATAGGATATTGTTATGACAATTGTTGTCTGGTGTTCCATTCTCATTTCCATCAACACCTGTATAGTTTGGATCATTGACAAAATCGTCACAATCATATTCACAAAATACTTCTCTACCCTTACGTCTCTTTTTGTATTTCAAAAGAAAACCAAATAAGCTTCCATTTACCCAATCATTATAGAAATCAAACTCGAATAGGTTTAACGTCTTAGCCATTTCAAAGGCAATACAATCATCCAAACCAGCAGCATTACCAAAACCAGTATGACCAGCTGGGTCGTTATTATAATAGTTAGGTTGTGGGTTTGAAGCGTTAAATGCTAAACCATTATCAAGACCACCATTGGTACAACCGGGAGCAAAATAACTTGGATCATCCTCTGGACATCTCACACTTATACAACCAATATAACTAATAGGTGTAAACGAAATTGTGTTTATACTTATACCCGGAATCGTATTAATTGCATTAATGATTCCGTTTATGACATTGACTATACCTCCAATAACTATGTTTATTATTCGTATAACAACATTTATTAATGGAATTAAAAATGCGTTTATTACATATATCAAGAATCCAATGATCTTAATGATTAAACAGATGATAAAGAATATTGGATTTACTGAGGTATTAACTCTGTTAAAAGGGAATGGTGTTTTATCACCAGCACATGCATCAACATCTTTAATACCAGTTATACTTCTAGTTTTAACTGGTTGTAAATCATTATTTCTTTGAAATCTTGAAATGAAATTCGATACTGAATAAATTTTATTCCAATATATGTCTTTAAAACTAGAGTCTTTAGTCTTCTCACCAAACTCATAATCAATTTGATTGGGATTGGTTGGATTATTTGGAACTAAATATCTAGCCCTAGTTCTAAGTCTTCCTTCACCACCAGTCTCATCCATACCAATACTAAATCTTACGCTAGCTCGTGTGGGAATTCCTTTATTTGGGTCTTGTGAAAGAATAAGGTTTCCTACTTCATCCGTTACCATGTAATCCAAATTCATAGGTATTTGATAAGCCCACGTACCATCATCATCAATCACTCTTCCACCATCAACATCAAATTCTTCTATGGTTCCATCAATATTTTTTCTAATCATATTTATGGAACCTGAACCTGTTATTTGTTCGCACATTAAACCAAGTTTTTTTCTTGGTCTACATCTCTTATTTATACTATGCTTATCTTGATCACCATATATACTACCCATAAAGATAGCTGACGGTCTAATTGTATAATTTAAATCAAAATCTAATCGAGTTATACCTATTTCACAATTTTCAATATCACCCCAAAACGGTTGAACGTTTACCCCAGAATTTAATGTTTTTACTTGAACTAATTTATCTAAGTTAGTACCACTATTGAATTTTGTTGGGCTATAGAAAAACTTCTCAGGTGTTCCTTGGGCAGACACTAGCTCTTGACACTGGCGATCTCTACATTCTCAACTCTTGCCTCACAGTCGCCAACAGTATCAAACACGCCCCAACAAAGCAAGTCTTCAAGTAAATTCATTGCCCTTGTCGCTGAAAG